TATCTATATCAAAAAGGTTTAATGCCCTTTGAGCAAAGGATCTTGCCTTTGAAGTTACCAGGGCACATTTTATGTTGTTTTCCTTTAACATCTTTAAAACTTCAATTGAGCCGGGAAAAAGTTTTACATGGATGACGTCCTCCCCTCAATAAATGGAGCACTTCAGTTAGTGTTTCTTTAGTCATCATACCCGGCCTCGCATTATGGTGAGAATGTGTATTAGCTAAGGTCATTTTTAATGCAATCCTTCAGTATTACTAATCTGTTTCATTAACTTTTTTGACTTTTCAAAATTAAAATAAACAGATTCTTTAGGAACTTTTATCATTTTGTTACACCATCTACACCATCTATCAGCATATTGACCTCCACAATAACCCCACTCTGTTCGTGAAAGTTCATGTCCTGTTAAACCACACATAAATTGAACAATTACTTGTAATTGCCGCGGCAATTTTACAACCAAATACCAAGTCTGTGGGTAATCTTTACCCCAATTACACGGAAACAACTTGGCAAATAACGATAATATCCTGCTCTTCGTTTCGTACATTATTCACGCCCCCTTTTATTCTATTATTAAGAACAGATAAACCTTACCAGTTTCCCTAGGTTAAAGTAATACACTCCACCGGCACCGGCGTTAAATGTTGCAAAAGCATGTCAGCATTGTCAATAATGAAGCCCTTTATATTCCTACTCAAATATCGATTGAGGGGGATTACTGCCCCTCGCGCTCCCCCACTTCTCTAAATTATTTTTAATACTTCTGCAATTGTTCTCACTGCCTGATGCTTCCAGCGCCTGAATGTGCTATCGTCTATATTCATGTTCAAAATAATATCGTCTGTATATTCTCCATTGAAGTAAAATCTTTCAACTATTTCTTTTTGATTTTTCTTTAGAGCTGTCAACGCTTCTTCTATTGCATGTGCTTTTTTAGCTGCTTCACTTATTTCTACTCTTTTTATTCCGTATTTTTCTGTAGTTCCTGCTGTATCTCCACTTTTTACTACTTCATCATATACAGATACGCAAGAGGGAAATAATTCATCTAGTTTTTCTTTTTCTACTGCTGCTATTGCTCTCCATTTTGGATATAGTTTCAGTTGTTGCTCAGTGATTTTTACCCATTCCGGCTTCTTTCCCATACGCTACCCCCTTTTCACTAATTCTCCATGCTCCCAATTCCACTCTTTTTCTGAAAATATTGCGTTGCAATGTTGACATCTTAGCCTGTCCACGTTATCACCAAAATACACAGAAAATAAATTACCATCACAGTATATGCATTTCATTCTTCCCACTCTCTTAATACCTTTATTTCTGCAACTTTCAAAGTTGTTATAACACTTACTATGCTCGATAGAATTGCTATTGCTACACCGTAGAGTAGCCATAATCCATATATTTTAAGTTCTATCATTTTTTTAAACCTCCTTACCCCACTAATATAAACTTATTTTTCTTATGTTGTCCGTACCAGATAACTCTTTTTACAAATCTATATTCTGCCCTTCCGCATATTGTGCAAATTTTTGCCGGTTCGTTTAAGTATGTGCCTTTTAACCAGTTATGTTGGCACATTTTTTTCTAACCTCCTTTTTTCGAATTTCGCAAGAAGTATCAGGTAAAATTCAGCTCGCACCATTTTTAAGTTATCATTGCTACCATAGCTCGCACTTTATTATAGTTATCATTATTTTCGAAGCTCGCAACTAATATTAGTTATCATTAATTTTTGAAGCTCGCAACTAATATTAGTTATCATTAATCTTTGAAGCTCGCATTACGTAACAGGTATCGTTATATTTCAGGCTCGCATTATGCAGTAGTTAACAAATACACTCCAGCTCGCTAATCATGAAAGTTATCAGTAAAATATTAGCTCGCAAATTATGTTAGAGATCAAATAATTCGTAGCTCGCAATTAATTTTAGTTATCATATTTACCTTAGCTCGCAATATTTTATAGAAATCAATGTTTATTTGGCTCGCAATTCACTTTAGATATCAAATTATTTTTAGCTCGCACAAAAGGCTAGTTATCATACACATCTTAGCTCGCACCCACTATAAAGCATCAGGGAAACCAAAGCTCGCATAGTATCAAAACAACCTGAGCTTAACTAACTAACTTGTCAAATTTTTTCTTTCTTACTTCTTCTTTTGTCATAAAATCTTCTGGTCTAAATCTTGTTGTATGACCAAGATATTCAAATACATATTCTTTTCTTGTTGTATTTCCTAGTGCTTCATTCCATTTTTCCCAGACATGGGCAAGAAAGATTTTTTCCATTTTTCTAAGTGCAGCTAGATGAACATGCTTTGGAGTCCAATCCCTTTGTTCTGCATATTTTTCTTTATAATGATCATAAATTTCTCTATATGGACTATTGCTTTTAATAAATGAAGTTCCAATGTTATACATCAAAGCTTTGAATCTTGGATTATATCCCGCTGATTGTCCCTTGGTCATTTTTTGTGCTTTTCCATCTATACAGGCAAGTCCACTGTATTTCCATAGCTTAGAAGGCGTTGCAAAACGTTCTACATTATCAATAAATCCAATTAATTGAGCTGCTAAAGTTGGACCTATACCTTTTACATGCTGCATAAATTCAGTCCATGCCGGGTGATATTTCAATTCATCTTTTGCAGTTTTTACTAATTTCTTTTCCATCTCTTCTAATTGATCTTGCATGTCTACATAAACTCGTGGTGTTGCATTACTTCTGCCGTTTTCAGCAGCCCAGTTTTTATTTGACAATTGTATTCTCAATTTCTGAATATCTTTATATATCTTACTTATATCCTTTAAGCTCATTGTTTAATTCCTCCCGCTCTATTAAATAATCTCTATAAGCTTCTATTATGTGTTCAACCCTATCCGCTTTTCTTGAACCTTCGGGCCATTCTATTTTCCGGAAATATTCTATTATTTTCATGAAAGTTATTGCTCTGCTTCTCTGTTTCGGTGTTAATCTTGAATCCCAGGCAGGCTTTTCTTTACCTGCCTGGTAAGTTTCATCATCACTTGCATATATCTCTAAACCAGAGACGCCTAAGTCAAATTCAAGTTTTACATTCATTTTCACACACTCCAGTGTAATATCCTCTTTCTATGTTTTTCATAATTACTTCTTCCTTAATAAAATCCATAGCTTTATTCAAATCTGGATCTTTTCGTATAATTCTCAAAGCTGTTTCTGCTGAATGAATTAAATCAAATAATTCTTCCGTCATATCATAATATGTCCCTGCTTTTTTTACTTCTTCAAGTTCACTTTCTAGATGCTTTAGTTGTTCTTCTAATGTATTTTCATCTGCAAATTTCGTTTTTGGAAACATAAAATTCATTGTTTATCTCTCCGTCCTCTCCAACTCTGCTTTCTGATAGCTTAACAATGTACGCAAAGTATCAATTTCCATTTTAAGCGTGCTCATAGCCTCTCTGTGAGCCTTAAACAACCCTTCTGCTATATCACTATTCAATTTTAATTTTGCGGTCTCTATGGACGTTTTAGCGTCTAATTCGTTAATTGTCATTTTTGTATCTGAATTAGCTTTTATCTCTAGATATTTTTTTGAGTATTCTTTTTTGTACTCGTTTTGTTTGTTGATATAGTCTAGGTATAGGTCTTTATATTTTTCGTTCGCTGTAGCTAATTCGTTTAGTTTTTCTTCTAGTTTTTGTTGTAGTTCTGCCGGTGTCATTTGTTATCAACCTCTTTCTCTACTTCATAAAGTACTAGAAGCATTAGTAATAAGAAATTTACCAAGTCAAGATCAACGCTTCCTTTAGCTACTTTAACAATAACTGCCATAAGCAGCATGCCTAGGAATGCCATGATATACTTAATGATAAACGTCATTTGTTATCACTCCCTGATAACCAAAGGACCGCTTTGGCAACAGCATCTTCCCAAGTATCACCATGAAAATTACCAACACATTTAGGATGGTCCTTTCCATTATTCGTCCAGAGTATACATCCATAATTTACTATGTTGCACACAACATCTGGTAAATACCCTTTATTCTCCAACCACTCTAGCAGATCAGAGAGGGTGGGGAGCCAGATATATGTCTCAGGATCTGACAAGCAATTGCATTCACTACAAAACAACAAAGGTTCTGGGTAAATATCTTCTTCAAAAACTATATGATACCAATCTCCTTCTTTCGGTTCCCACTTCAACCCTGTTTCTTTCAGTTTCTTTGCCATTTCAAGCGATACGGTTTTCATTTAATTTGCCCCTCCTCCGACAATAGTAATTTAAATTTACTTAACCGCATACACACAATGGGTTCTTCTCGGTCCGGCACCAATACAACAGCATCAGGTTTTTCCCGTTCGTCATCTAACCACCTGCGGATTTCTTTCCAACTGTCTTTACGGCTTTTTACTTCGAGCTTCCACCCTTTAGCAATCACATCATTTGAATATTTTCCACCAAGTGCGCCAGATAACGGTACTCGCTCACCATCTAACATTTGTGCCACCTTCTTTTCAGCTCTATATCCTTTCCTCTTTGCTCTTTTGCCTCGCCTGCTCGCTTCGCTCTGCTTCTTCCGCTTTTTATCTGCTTTGCGTTCTTCTCGCAGTCTTACCTGTCGTGGAGATAATATTCTTTTGTCTTCCGGTAGATAGAGGTTATAACTTTCGCAGCACCAGCATTTGTCTCCCGCTTGCAAAAAGTTTTTACAGTTTTCGCGTACCTCGCAATCTTGCATTTAATCACCTCCCTACATCAAATAACGTTGGTTGTTCTGCCATCATTATTGCATTTTCAAGGTTTTTCACCGCTTGTCCATAATAACTTTCTTTAAGTTCTATTCCCACGAACCGTCTTTCCATTTGTAATGCAACATATCCCTCTGACCCTATCCCGGCAAATGGACTTAATACTGTATCGCCTTCATTTGTCCATAGCCTCACCGCACGTCTAATTACTTCCAGCTGTAATGGGCATATGTGTTTTTCGTCTTTATGTTCTCTTGCGCTACTTTTTTGCAATGTATCACTTGGATTTATGTCCATCCATACAGGGCTAGCATACTTCTGCCAAACTTTAACCGGAAATGTCTCATTTGTGTTCGTTACTCTTTCTGGATTTTCGCCGGGCTTACGCATTGTAACTAAATAATCCGGTATTCCCTGTCTGCACATTGCAGCATCTTTTTTAATTTGTTTATGCAATAATCCAAGTGCTTTTGTTCTCTGCATAGCCGTTACGGGGTCCTTCCAAATTACTACTTCCGAATGATATATCCAACCAGCCTCGATAAATTCTCGTATCAATTCGCCTCTGAAATCTCTTATACCAATGTATCCATGATGTTGTTTTGTTGTAGGTAAATTCATACAGTGGAAACTCAATAACCTTCCCGGCATTGTTACCCTGAAAAGCTCTTTCACAAGGAATCTAAAATGCTCAGTAAATTCATCATCATCTTTACAATTGCCCATATCCCTTTCACTGTTTGAATATGTGTATAAACTTGCAAAAGGTGGAGAAAATATACTATAGTGAATTGAATTGTCAGGTATCCCTTTTATCACTTCCACACAGTCACCATGATATATGGCATATTTATCATTAACAACTTGGTCTAAAACATTAACTTGCAAATTTATCACTCCTTAGCCACTCCGGAATTCTCATCTTTAAACTTGGATTATATTCTGTTATCTCTCTAGTAGTGCTTCTAATATTTCTTTTTGTAATTTCTTTTGTATACTGCACCATTTCATTTATCATTCTTGTTGCGTCTTGTTCTTTCCGCTCAATATTCTTCTTAACTTCTCCCTCGAGTTCGCTAATGATTATATAAACGTTTACTGGATTCTTTTGTCCAAACCTCCAACATCGTCTAACCGCCTGAAAATACTGCTCAAAACTATCCGATAGTCCTACAAAAGCCATGTTTCTACAATGCTGCCAATTCATTCCGAATCCTGCTATTGAAGGCTTAGTCACAAGAACTCTTATATTGCCTTCTGAGAAGTCTGTCATTGCCTTTTCTTTATGCTCGTTGCTATCACTGCCTTTTACTTCTACAGCTCCCGGTATAGCTTTTACTAATGCTTCGCTTTCGGCATTGAGATCACACCATACCAAGAATGGTTCATCTGTACTGTTTACAATTTCCGCACATCTTTCAACTCTTTCTTTGATAGTGCTTTTTCTTGCATTTCTTCTTTCTTGTAGTGTTTTTGCGGCTACGGGAAAAAGCATTCCTTCTGCCGGTTTTTCTGCTTTTATCACTTCTTCATGTATATGCAATGGAGGTAATTCAAATAATCCATCATCATATCCTATATCAGAAGGCCTTGACAAAACAGCTGCCCAGCTGGCAACCCACTCCCAGAACTTATTTTCAGCATGCCCTTTTAATCGCCATTTTGAAGTATCCCCTCCATCGTGTACAAAGAACATGCTTAACATTTCTGTTCTATTCATCACGCCCAAAAACTCGCTATGATTTCCTAACTCCATATAGTCATTTGGGGCTGGTGTTGCAGTACAAGCAAGCCTAAAAGGCGTATTTTTAAATGCTTCTATAATCTCGGTCCTTGTTTTCCCATCATATGCTTTGAGTATTGAGCTTTCGTCCAAGACTATACCTTCAAATTTCTCTGGGGTAAATTTATGAAGTATCTCGTAATTTGTTATGTTTATCCCTGTCTTTACATCTTTTTGACTCCGACAAAGATTTATATCTAAATCAATTTTTTTCGCTTCTCGTACTGTTTGACTACTAACAGCTAATGGGGCTAAAATTAAAACATCACCGCCAGTTTGATTGTGTATTTGTTTTGCCCACTCGCACTGCATGAGAGTTTTTCCGGTCCCGGTCATGGTGAACAAGGCTGCCCGGCCTTTTTTAAGTGCCCACCATACCAGGTCCTTTTGAAAATCAAATAGCGTTTTGTGTAATTTCTGGCGGTCTATATCTATACCTTGTGAGTGGGCTATTATTTTTTTATTTTCAAGAAACTGTTTATAATCCATAACTTGACCCTCCTCGGGGCAAGCCACCGAGGATTCTTAGGCTGAGAGTGTACCCACTACTCATATCTCCTAAGCGTAACTTCCCGTTAGTCCAACGGTACATATCCTAAGTGGTACTTGCCTTAATTTTTATCACTCCTTGAAGCCATTTAGCATTTCTTCACTACTCATTTTATAGCCATGATCTTTTTCAAGTTTTATCCTTATTGCTTCAAGTCCATCAAGTATTTTTTTAAAGTTTGGTATTTGCTTGGATTTTTCTTCCCAACTTAAGTCTTTTCTCTCAAAGTATTCCTCTGCTTTCTTTTCTCTTTGAAGTAATTCATTGTATTTCTTTTTAAGCTTGTCCATTTATACCACCTCAAAACGGGCAATCTTCGGGTATGTCTAAATCTTCTAAGTACTCCATATCCTGCCAACCGTACTTCTTAACTCTGTTTTCAGGTTGAGAGGGTTCATAAAACCTTCTGCTTTTTACGTCAAAGCAAAGTCCTATTGATTCTCCTATGTACCTGCCGTCTCCCCTTAGTTTTAAAACAGTTAACTCGGTATCATAATTTTCTTCTTCTGATACTTTTTTAATTGCAAATACATTATCTGCTCTATTTGGTATATCACCAGTACCGGAAATACTATCATTGTCTAAATCATCTTTTGTCTTTTTAGGGTGAGCAACTAAATGAACGTGTACGTTGAAACTTTTTGCGAATCTTACCAATTCACCAACAAATTCACTCTGTCGTCTGTAATAGTCTCTTTCATTTATCCCGTCAAACCTTGCTGTCATAAGATTATCTACTAAAAACAATCTGCAATCATATCTCTTTACTGCATATGTAAATACTTTGATTATTGAATTTTCTTCTGTATTTTCAAAATTTATTGTATTGTCGTAGAGAAAGATTTTACCCCGATACCAGTTGCGTATTTTTTCGTGAATCTCTCGGCTTATTTTGGGATACTGTTTACCTGTCACCTTATCTTCCACATACTCTATATTTTTTGGTCCTGCTGCCTGTAAATGTATCCAGTTCTGAAACCTTTGTGCGGTTAATTCTCCACTGTAAGCACAAACGGAATTGCCTTCATTTACTGCTTCTAATAAAACCTGTCCTAGAAAGGTTGACTTTCCTTCTCCTCGTTTGCCTGTCCACACACTAAGTTCGCCCATTATCCATCCGCCACAAAATTTATCAATCCATTTGATATTACTTTTAATTTTGGGTAGATCTGAATCGTTTACCGGTTTCACATCTGCTAAATCTATCAATCCTTCTAGCGGCACTGGTTTTGCGTTATTTACTGTCTCAATTACTGCGTCTTTACCTTCTCTATATAGCATTTCGTTTGCATCTTTATATTTTGTCTCAACTAAGAAACATTTTTCTTCTCCGAGTTTAGGGATTAACTTCTTCACCATTTCCCTGCCGGGTTCGTCATTGTCTCCCCAGATGATTATTTTTTGTATATCCTGTAGCCAATCCCAACAAGTGTCCACCCATGTAAAGTCTTTATTTCCGCTCGGTACTGATACGACATTTTTATACCCTGCTTCGTAAACTGCTAAAGCATCAAATTCACCTTCTGTAATTACTAAAGGCTTATCCTTATCTATTAGCCACATTCCGTATAAGATAGGTTTGCCGTCTTTCTCTCTCCATGCCTTACGTTCACCTTTTTTGAGTTTCTTTGCAGGTCTATACTTTACAAAGACTAGCTCATTATTTTCATCAAAATATTTAAAAACAATGTTTTTGTTTTTTTCTTCAACTTTCCAATCTTTTAGGGTTTGTTGTGATATTTTTCTTTTACCTGCATATTCAATGGCTTTTTTAGAAAGTTTACTTGTTTCAATTTTAGGTTTTTTATATTGCTTTTTTGGCTTAGATGGGATTTCATATCCTCTCATTTCAGCTTCCTCCCCAAAATACCGGGCTAACTGTCTAAATGTGCCTTTCTCTCCACATTTCCCTCTATGGCAGATATAAGTTTCTTTCCTTACGTTGAAGCAAAAAGTATATTTATCTTTCCGCTGTCCACCTCCACAAAAAGGACAGTAGCGGGCGTATATTTCATCTCCATTCTGACGGTAAGGTTTCAAATACCTGTCTGCTAACTCAAAAGATGTAATCATAATCTCACCTGTTTCTTCAGCTTTACCTTATTTTGTTTTTCCATCTGAAACTTCGGGAAATATTTCTTCACTGTGGATAAACTATCAATTTTATCTGACCAGTAATCATGTTTTAATCCCCACTGAATTGCTTCTCTTATTTCTGCCTCGGTAGTATGTTTCAACATACTATCTGCTACTGAATAATTTTTAATGTACCAATCTCTTGGAAAAACGGTAACGCCTTTTTCTTCTAATAACTGCCTAAACCATTTAACTATTTCAGTGGCAGTTTTAGAAAATTTACTGGACTTGTCAGTATTTTTCTCTGTAGTAGTCTCTGTAGTAGTCTCTGTTAATGTTTCTTTAAATTTTAAAGATTCGTTTCTGTAAATTTTTAAGTTTCGTTTCTTTAAATTTTTAAGAAACGATTCTGAAAAACTGGCCTTTTTTATGCGGTAATGGACAGTTGGAACACCGTTTGCCTTCTTCACTTTTGTTTCGAGAATCCCTAGTTTTATCAATGCCTTGCTGGCTTTGCGTACTTTATATTCACTTAGTCCAATTTCGTTTTCCCATTCTGAGTAAGTCTTATATATCCACCCATCTTTATTACTTGCTCTGTCAGTCCAATAAACTAATTGTGATAGCAGTAAAGCTGTTTCAATGTTTCCGGTGTAGTCAATAAATGATTTTGGTATAGTCAGGATATTATTAAACCCTACCAGTGAATTTATGGTTTGGAATACCTCATCACGATAGCCCATAAAATCACCTCACCCCACTACTTTTCAGGAAAGAAGAAATCTATAGCTTGTCCAGTTGCTTTGGCTATGAGGAAAATATGATATGCAGGTACTAATCTAACTCCATTTTCGTATCTAGAAAGAGTTGTTGGACAGATTCCTATTTCCTCTGCAAGCGGTATTTGGTCTTTTTTAGCAATTACTCTCGCTCCTTTGATTTTTCGTCCTTGGTATTCCATGAATGACTGCTTGTCCATGTTTACCCCTCCTTAAACATAAAAAACCTCCAACATAGTGGATAGCCTGTCTATAATAATAACATAGCCTATCCAAATGGTCAACCAATATTTACTAAATTTCATTTAAAATTTATAATATTTTGTGAGGTGATTGAAAGTGATAAAATGCAACTTGTCTGTTTTAATGGGAAAGAAAAAGATTCTTTCTTTCCGTGATTTAGAGGAGGCCACCGGCATACATCGTTATCAATTAGCGAGGCTTTTTGATGATAAGTGGGAAAGGTTAGAGAAGTGGCAGTTAGATAAATTATGCGAATTCTTCAACTGCCAGCCCGGTGACCTTTTCGAGTACACCCCCGATTAGGGGGTTATTCTTTGTTCAAAAACTCTACTAATTGTTTATACACTTTTTTCACTTCATCTTTAGTTTTTTCTGATTTCTTCTTTAGTTACCTCCTTAACTGGCTTGTTCATCACTTTGTAATTCAATTAAATCCCCAATTTCGCAGTTAAGTGCAGTGCATAATTTTGCTACGGTTTTTAAGCTCAACCATTCTCTTTTGCCGTTTAGAATTTCAAGTATAACTGTTTCAGATACTCCGGACCTCCTATGTAGTTCCTTGGCTTGTCTGATGTTGTTTTTCGCCATTTGTTCTAAAAGTTTGATATTTATTTTTGTCATAATTAACCCTCCCTTCACATATAATTATATTACTGCTTTGTGTGTTTGACAACCATTTTTGTGTATTTTTTTCACTAAAAAATATACTTATATTGAATAAAGTATGGTTTCATGGCTTGTCCCTCCCCGTATTAAATAATCCCCCGTCATTAAGTTTTTGATTCCCGTAAATCCACCAATGCATTACATCTTCACCTGTTTTCCAATCACCTTTGTAGCCTTCTTCTTTACGTTTTTTTAGCATTTTCTCAAAAGTTCTGATATATTGCGCTCTATATTTTGGATAACGTTCAAAGTCTTTCTCCATTCCTTTGCTGCCCTTTTGTGGGCAGCCGATACAACCTAGTCTTGAATAACCTGGATTATCATACAAAGAACAATATGGTAAATTGTTTTTCTCAATAAATTCCCATACATCTTGTTCTGTCCAGTCAATTATGGGACATAATATGTGTTTCTTTTGCTTTTTTACTTTGTTGTAAACTTTCCAAGTTTTCTTTCTTCTGACGCTTTCTTCCCATCTTACTCCTGTCACAACTACTCTCCCTATTCCTCCTCGTTCTTTCAAAACGTCACAACAATAACGAATTCTACGAGTAGGTGGCATTTTCTTCTTAACTATCAATCTCCACATTGTGGTTTCTGGCATTTCAATTTTTACATCTTTAAAAGTTTTGATAAATCTTACTAGCTCTGGGGGATCGACTGTTGTTAAATTATAATGTGCGTCAAATTTAACTCCTGCCATTTTTGCTAAGTAATAAATGCAAATGCTATCTTTACCACCCGAGAAAGCTAAATAATACCCTTCTTCCGGCTCATATTTTTTAAGACGACTAATCGCTTCTTCTACTTTGTTTTTAGTGCCAAACAAGTGGTAATCTATTAACATTTCTCCACCGCCTTTGCTTTTTTAAGGGTTTCTTTAAGATATTTTAATTTATCTTCAAAATTATAAATACGTCCATTTGCATTCCATAAACGTTCTGAATAACCAATTGCTCTTTCAAGTGCTAGTGCTAGCTCACGATTTAGTGCTTGTAATTCTTTTATTTGCTGATAATATTTAAATACTTCCAATCTACAAGCCGATTCTCGTAGTTCCTGTTTTTCTAATAGCTCAGGTATTTTTTCATACTCATTAACTCTCCTTACTATTTCTTCTGCATCTTGCTTATCATAAATTCTACCTACAAAGTCGTCATTTTCGTTTATTAATTCATAATCATAAATATGAATTAATTCTAATTTCATTTTCTCTCCTCACTTTCTTTAATCACGCCGGACGATCTAAAAAGGCGTATCGTCCGGCAATCCAATTTCTTCTTCTTTCTTAGGCCAATCTAGGTATACAACCTGTTTTGCAACTACCTCCGCTATTGACCTTTTTTTGCCTTCTTGATTTTCGTATGTTCGCACTTGCAGTCTTCCGGAAGTCGCTACGAGTCTACCTTTGTATAAGTTTTGTGCTAAACTCTCTGCCATTTTCCCGAATGCTATGTGTCTTATAAAGTCAGTTTCTTTTTCTCCGTTTGCATTTTTAAAAGGACGGTCTACGGCAAGGGTGAAGGTACATATTGCCTTGCCGTTGGAAGAATAACGACTTTCAGGATCAGCAGTGAGACGACCTGTGAGGGTTATTTTATTTAGCATTGTTAGCACTCCTTTAAAATGGAAATTCATCCAAAGTTTTATCTTTGGGCCATTTATAATAATCTGGCCTGTGATCTTTTTCCCATTTCTTACAAGCTTTTTCACAGTAGCCGGCATGATCTGCGGCCACTGGTTCTCTGTATCTTTCTGATTTCTCGTTTCTGCAATAGTAGATACCTATTCCTGTACCTGCCATTCCTAAATCATCTTCTTTACTGTACCGGCAGGAAAGGCAACTATTCATTTACTGCCACTCCCTTTCTGCTGCATTCTCGTAATTTTGCAGGTATTCAATAAACTGGCTTGCCTGGTCTTTGGTTAAACCTTTTGTACCTTCAACTCCATACTGTTCTTTAAGCAGCCCTTTTGCTGTTTCTTTATCTATGTTGTTATCGTTACAAAGTTTGAAAATTAGATTTAGTTGTTTTTGAGTTGCAGGTTTATTTTTAAAATCGTTTCTAACGTTGTTATTTTGCTTTGTGGAAGGAGAAATTTCTCCTTGGGTAGTATTACCCTTGCCGTGCGTATTTATGGCGTCAGAATCTTTTGTATCGTCTATACAGAATAATCCGTTTAATGCATATTTCCTTGCGTATGATGAAGCACTGCCGGTTATTTGGCTTGCGTCCATGCCTTTTTTATTTTCTTCTTCCCTGGCCAAAGCGCTGGTTTCTATTTTCTTACCAGTTTCAATGTCTACTAAAGTAGCAGTTGCTTTAATGTAATACCTATCGGTAATTTGTACAATATCATCAGCAATTGTTAATATTGTTTTGGTTTCAGCTAATAAAGGCTTTAATGCTTCAAGTATATCTTCGCAACTTCTGTAACTGTATTTCCCGAAAGCATTATATTGGTTCTTCGGCGCTTTTAGTTGTGATTGAATTTTTCCTAACTTTTCATATATACTCATTATGCCACCTCGCTTTCTAATAAGTTTTTTACAATTTCCTCTAATGCTTCATTGCCTTTGGTCATTTTCAAACTATCTGCAAGTTTAGCAACAATACCAAGGTTTCTGTATTCTGGCTTTAAAGCACCAGGACATGATACGTCTTGATATTCGCAGTAATCGCATTGCCAGGGTTGATTTAAGTAAACGCTATCCGGTCCTTTATTTTTCTTGATGTTAAGTTTAGGTTTAAGTATCTTAGGTGGAACATTACTATTAGCAATAGACTTAGTAAATTCGATTGCGTTTTTAACTGCTTCATCATTTCTTTCTACTTCAAACTGTACTGCTTGATTTTGCCCTTCTCTGTCAACATAAAGAATTAACCCATTATCTATGTTTGTTGCCATCATGTATGATTGAACTTGCAATACATGTGCTTCTTTTGGTCCTTCCATGTATTGAAATGCTCTCCCTCGTAGCGTTTTGAAGTCAACTATTATTTCCTTTGGTCCTGTTAGTTTTAAGTCATATCTACCTGTAATTCCATCCAATTCAACCTTCTGTTCTACTCCTGCAACTTCCCAACTGTTTGGAAGGTTATGCTTTATTAAATCAACTAATCTTTCATGTATCCTGTTTCCATGGTCGAACATTAACATTTGCCCTAGTGTTAATTGTTGTTTTTCTGCGCCTTTGAGTCTTAACCATAATTGCCTGGGGCATTTGTTGTCTTTCAAACTTACCGCTAGGTCTGATATATGAATTTTGTTTTCTTCCCAATTATCTTTTTGATTTCTTAACCCTTTATCTATAACGTCAATTAAATTAAGCACTTGTTTTCACCTCACTTTCTATGCTAAAATTTGAATTAATTAGGTATATGTCTGCACACAAACCAGAACAAGCTGTGAACTTGTTACTATTAAGGTCTGTGTATTTTTTTGTTGTTTCAAGGCCACAAGTTACGCATTTAGTTCTCATAATCTTCCCACTCCCCTACTAAAGCTTCAAAATTCTGTAAAATGACCTTAAATGCTTTATAAGGTGGACACCAGTACGCTTTTGATACACATCCCTCTCGCATTTCGCACTGTTGGCAAAACTTTTTAATTAAGGCATATTGACTAATCTTATGTTCACTCCTTGCCATTTTCTTTTGCCTCCTTCTTTACCTCCGTTCCGCAGTTTGGGCATATCCAAACTTTTTCTTCTTCTGCTGCACTGTGTATGTTCTTTTTACAGTTAGGACAGGTTCTAGTTTGCATTAGATTCACTCCTTTCTTGTTGTACTAACTGAATTAACTCTATAATCCCATCTACTACGCTCTCCTTATCTTCTTTTGTGCATTTGCGAATAATTTCCATATTACACCTCCTCGAAAAAGTCTTTTACTTCGCAATTATAAGCTTTTGCAAGTCTCTCTAGGGTTTTCATGGTAGGGTTGGCAGTACCCCGTTCTGTATCAGCTATAATGCTTTTAGATACACCAGATCGTCTCTCTGCTTCCCTCAAACTCCATCCCAATTTTTCTCTTATTACTTGGAGTTTCTTGCCGTTGAACATATAACCACCTCGCTTCGTTATATAAATCAACCTTTAAGTCAATATGCCTGGTTGATATATCAACCATCAATGGTAAAAAAATATTTCTTTTGTCTATATTATAGGTTGATTTATCTACCATGTCAAGAGTTTTTTAAAATATAATTAGAAATATCTACCGTTTTATCAAAAAGATCTTCCCGATTTTTATATTCTTTTTTAAATTGCGCGTTTTTTGCACGCTTTCTGCCTTTATTTTCAATGTTTTAGGGTTTATAATGGTAGCGTGTAAAAAAGTAAAAAAAAGTAAATATGAATTATGCTGATTTTAGCCATGAGCCAGTTGAACCAAATATAAACAAAAATTGAGGAACAAAAACTCTTATGAGTTTTTATCAGGGTGGTGCCTGCACTATCCTGATTTTTTATGTCCCAATGAAAGGGGATTCATTATGAAAAAAATATTTGTAAGTCATCCATTTACTGGCAATGAAAAAGAAAATAGAGAAAAAGCAACCAAAGTATGTGAATATATATTAAGGCTTGGACATTTGCCATTAAGCCCGGTACATTGGTGGCCTTTTCTTGAAAAAGACGGCAAATATAGAAAAGACATAATGGAAGTATGCTATCACATGATAGAGATAGCAGATGAAATTTGGATACATGGGAAATCACCAGGATGTAGAGCGGAAGAAAAATATGCGGAGAAATTAGGAAAACCGATCCTGAGAAATTATGAAAAAATTAATTTTAAAAAAATGATGGAAGAACCGCCAAGAAAGAGCTGAGGCAATAATATGAAAGTGAGAATCTGGATAGAAGAAAACAAAATAAAATGCTGTAGTCAAATGTGTTTAGATAAAACAGAAGGAGGTGGCAATAATGGTAATTACTAAAAAAGATAAAAAAGAAAAATTTCTTGAAGCATTTCGTCAAACCGGCAATGTAACAGAAGCAGCAGAAAAAGCCGGGATAAATCGAGCCACCCCATATAAATGGATGAAAAAAGATCCTGAATTTGCAAAAGCCTGGGAAGGAGCGCGACAGGAAGCAGCAGATAGGTTAGAAAGAGAAGCTTGGAGAAGAGCTGTAGAAGGAGTAGAAGAACCGGTTTATTATAAAGGGAAGCAAATAGATTCTATTAGGAAGTATTCAGATACATTATTAATCTTTTTGCTGAAGGGCAATCGGCCGGAGAAATATGCAGATAGGATGAAGCAGGAAATATCCGGTCCAGATGGCGGCCCAATAAAAGTTAAACTGGAAGATTATTTTTAAAATGTCCACGGTACACAAACAAAATGCCAAAAAATAACAGGAAAATGCGAAAATATACGGGGAAATACTTTAGTGTGCTAAAGCATTGTCCATAGTGGGTGGACAGGTGATAAAATGAAGGGGAAAAAGCAAATCACAGCAGTAGAAATAATAGAAAAAAGGAAAGAACTCTGGCAAAAACATAAAAACATAGAAAAAGACAGGGAATTTATAGAAGCAGTTGCGGATTTTTTAGTTAGCGAGCGAGGCGAGAAAGTCAGAAAAGAGATACAGGAAAAGCCGGAACTGCTAATTGAATTGTGCTTCGTGATAGTAGATAAGGATAAGAATACAGTCCCCTTTTTTCTGAATGAAGTACAAAGAGATTTTGTAAACAGACTTAACAAAGCAAAAGAAGAGTATGAGCAAGGGAAAAGGGTTAGCATAAAATTTTTAGTTCTAAAAGGCAGGCAGCAGGGCTTCACGAGTTTTATAACTGCTTACCAATTAGCTTGCACAATAACAAGAAAAAACTTTGAAGGATTTACAGCTGCAGATGAAGATACAAATACAGCTGCTATATTCGAAAACAAGGCAAAATTCCCTTATGCTAATTTGCCGGAAAAGATAAAACCAACGGAGAAATATAACAACAGAAAGCAGCTATTATTTGAAAAACTGCACAGCAGCTGGGAAGTAAAGACTGCTACAAAAAATATGGGCCGGAGTAGAACAATCAACTTTTTTCATGGCTCTGAAGTGGCGTTCTGGAAAGATGGGATCAGCGGAGTCCAGGCAGGACTTGGCGAAGCACTTACGAAAGACGCTATACAGATCTTTGAAAGCACAGCGAATGGATACAACGAATATAAAGACTTGTGGGATTCTGGACAATGGGAAAATTGCTTTTATGAATGGTGGCTTACAAAAGAGTACCAGATTGATTTTGAAAGTAAAAACAAAGAAAACTGGTTCAAAGAAAAGGTAAAAACTTCAAGTGATTGGATATTCCAACGTTGTAAGTGGCTTTTAGAGGAAAAAGGGTTGTCCTGGAGGCAAATATATTGGTATTACAATAAGTATAAAGGGTATATTAATAAAGACTTAATCAAACAGGAATACCCCTGCACTCCAGATGAAGCTTTCCTTGCTTCCGGTAGTTGCGTATTCGACCAGGATATTATCATTCGCCGGAAGGAACACCTCAAAAGGAAATACGAAGAAAATCCTCCCAAGCGGGGATTTTTTCTTTTTGAGTGGCAGAACCCGGAGGCAAGGGATAGAATCAAAGATGCTTCAATTCGTTTCGTAGAGGACAAGAACGGATATATCACCATATACGAAGAACCAGAGAAAGGCTATCCATACGTCATAGGTGGAGATACAAAAGGAGAGGGAAGCGACTTCTTCGCTGCAACCGTAATAAACAACGTAACAGGAAAGAGGGTTGCCACACTTCACGGAAACATGGACCCGGATACGTACACACATCAAGTATATTGTCTAGGCAGATATTACAACGAGGCACTTATCGGGATAGAGATTAACTTTGACCTTTATCCGGTGAAAGAGTTAGAGAGACTGCGTTATCACAGGCAGTATGTTAGACAGCATTACGACAGTATGACGAATCAGTATCAAAAGAAATTCGGTTGGAAAACAGACGGTAATACACGGCCAATGATAATTTCAAAAGAGATTACCCTTATTCGGGACAATATAGACCTTTTCACAGATATAGCTTTCCTAGACGAATGTTTGAGTTTTGTATATGACGAAAAAGGCAGGCCAGACGCAGAAGCAGGAAAACATGATGATATTCTTTTCTCGGACATGATTGCAGAGGCAATTAGAGAGCAACAAACGAGAGAAATAGGACCAGAGCAAATAGAAATTCCTGATGATTTACCAGAAGATGTAAAAGAAGATTTAATGAATGATCCTCGCGCATTAGAGTTATTCCTCAAACAACAGAGGGGTGAAATATTATGAGTGTGATGCAGAAAATCAGAGAGAAATTTAACGAATACAAAGAGGAAAAAACTGAACAAAGAGAACAAGAAGAAAAACTTTTCAAATGGAAAAAGAAACTTGAAAATGCTTTAAGTGAGCATTCGACTTTCAGGGCAAATGTTGACGAGTGGGACGCACTTTATCATGGCACACATGGAGTTAGCAATTTGCCAACAACTGCAATGAGCGATCGAACGGACAAGGGAACAGCGCAAGACGCAAGGCAAGTAGTAAATATAGTTTTGCAGCTCATAGAAAGCCAAATAGACTTGGATATTCCACAGCCAAACATATTACCTATGGAGTCAGATGATGAACCGGCAGCAGACACAATAGAAGGAATGTTAAGATATAAAATTAATAACTCTGACATAGAGCGAATAAATGATGAAAACGAACGAATTGTCAAAAAGGCTTCGATATGTTGGTATAAAGTATCCTGGAACCCAAACATTGAGAAGCATACATTCACTGGAGATATTGAAATAACTAATCCACACCCGAAAAACGTAATACCGCAACCGGGAGTATACAAAGTTCAAGACATGGACTATATATTCCATATAGAAAACAGAACGGTTGAATATGTTGCAAGAGAATACGGAAAAGAATATGCCGACATATTGAGAGAAGAAGAAGCAGAATATGAATTCTTAGAACATGCCGGAGAAAACGAATATAGAGATTACACACGAGACAACGAGACAAACAAAGTTTCAGTTGTTGAATGCTGGTATAAAGATGATGAAGGCGATGTTGGACTTTTTGTATGGGCTAATGATGTGATATTAAGAGACGAGCCTAAATTTTTTTATAAACGTATTGAAGCAACAGACGAAAAAGGCAATGTGAAACAAGAAATGATATTTGAAGAAGAAATGACAATTGTAGATGAAGAAGGAATTGAAAAAACGATCAAAATACCTGCTTACATTCCTAAGCGTTTTCCTTTTGTTATTCAATACAATATACCGAAAGACAAGTCGATTTACGGGAAATCGGATCCGGAGATTATAAAAGATCAGCAAGAAGCAATCAAGAAAGTATTAAGTATCCAGGAAGAAAAAATTATAAAGGGAACGACTAAAATATTTACTAATAATCCATGCATAAAAAGTAAAATTACCAATGCGATAACAGAAGTGATTTATGATAAAGATTATAAGTCAGGTGTTACTGTAGACGTATTTGACCTAAAAACTTCTGACAATGATTATTTACAATACTTTGAAAGAATGCTGCAAAGTGCAAAAGATGTGCTTGGAATACAAGACGCATGGGTTGGCAAGGCTCCAAGCGACATCAGAAGCGGAAAGGCACTTCAACAGTTGGCACAAAACGCAGCCAATAGAATTTCAACTAAAGTAAATGGTAAACGAATTGCATATAAAGAGCTATATTCAATCATGGTTGATTTTATGCTTGCATTTTATGAAGAAAAAAGGCCATTTAGAATACTTGGAGACAATAACAAGTATGTCTATGGTATTTTCGACAGAAGTCAGTTGATAAGACAAGACGCTGCCGGAGATTATTTCTTCCCTGAATTTGATATCACAATAGACACAAGCGAAAAAATGCCGCATGACAAGATGTATCTAATGGACCAGGCTATTCAAATGTTCGAGCGGGGAGCAATTGAAGCAATAGACCTCTGGAGCATATTGGAAGATATAGGCTACCCGAAAGCGGGAGAGATAAAAGAAAGATTAATTACAGCCCAACAACAACCAATGCAAACACAGGACCCAAGGCAGATGTTGGAGCAATTAATAAGTCAGTTTCCGCCTGAACAGCAAGGACAAGTTATAGAATTAATTCAAAGTATGAATGATGATACTTTGACAGAGTTAATACAAGCGCCGCCTGAACAACAAGTAAAAATGCTAATGGAGGAATTTAACAGAACTCGATGAACAAGGAAGGAAACATAAACTTTATAGGGTTTTTAAAAACTTTATAAAGTTTAGTAAGTTTTCTGTAACGGTACTAGGTTAATACTAAAGCTAAACAGTAATTAGATATTTTAAACATAAGAAATAACGCCTTTTAATGGCGTTTTTATATTTCCAGCACCTTTAAAGGAGGTGAACATCATGGCTAAGAAGCAAATGCCTATTAAAAAGAAGCAAATGCCTATTAAAGGGGTATATTCTTACGGAACCCCTACAGGTCAACCTCAAAGCACAAGCAAAATCAAGTATGGTAGTGATTTAAGAGATGGCAAGAAGAAGTAAATCTTGTCTGACACACCGGAAAGACGGTGTATTACGCTGACGAGCGAAAACGTAAGGAGGAAAATACAATGAAAGATTTGTTAAAAATAAATTTACAATTACATGCTGATGAAAACTTAGGCGAAACAGGGGAAGTCGCCGATCCCCAAGACACTGAAACTGACGACGATATCGGAGGCGAAACCGACACTTTAGAAGGTGGTGGAGAGGTCGCTGGCTCCACAGAAGGAGAAGAAAGAACAAGCAAACAGGACCCTAAAATTGACAGGGCTTTTGCACAGTTGAGAAGAGAAAAAGAAGAATATGAAAAACAACTAAAAGCAAGAGATGAATGGGTTAAAAATACTTTTGGTGAATATGGCATTGAAACATGGGACGATTATCAAAAGGCAGTTGAACAGCAACTACAAGCAATGCAAGAGCAATATAGACAACAAAGAGAACAAGAACTAGTGAACATGGGAATAGACCCACAAGTAATAAGAGAAATACTTAAAAACGATCCTGAATTTCAGCAACTCAAACAACAAAATGAAATACTAAAACAGCAGAATGAGCAAAGGGAACTTCAACAGCAAGTTCGACAGGAATTTAATGAATTAAAAGAAGCATACCCAGAATTAATTAAATCACCTGCCGATATTGATGACGCTACTAAAGAGCGTTGGGAAAAAGGCGGAGTAACTTTGCTCGAAGCATTTGAATTAAGCAATAGAGCTAAAATCAAAGAATCTGCGCAGCAAAAAGCTAGAAATCAAATGAAAAACCGCAGCCACTTAAAAACTGAAACAGATGGCGCAGGAGACATTGCAGATGTAAATATTCCGCCCGAAACACTTCAAATGTATAAGGATATAGGCATGACAAAAGAACAAGCTATGAAACATTATAAAAAACTTTATAAATAAAGGAGTGAACTAGATATGGCTTTTATTTTAGAAAGTACCTATGATGGCGCAGGTACTATTATAGAAAATGAACTTATGATGACTGATAGTGAAGCTGGTGTTAAAGGTGAAGCGGTTAAAGCAGTATCAGGTAGACTTACCAAGGCTGCTACAACTGATGCGCCGGAGTTTATTCTGGCAAAAACCACTGCTGCTGGAACTGATGTTGAAACTGAATATATAAGAGTACGTAGAGACCAAGTATTCCTTGCCGATGTAGTAGGAACTATCGCCAATATTGCAGAGGGAGACAATGCAGTCGAAATTTCTGATGACGGCCTCTTTGTAAATGCTGATGGCGCTAATACTGCTGGAAGAATAATTATCCATAGCATTGATACAGTAAATAACAAAGCAAGAGTGTCATTTAATGTATAACATTTTTAATTTTGCTTAAAAAGGAGTGAGAATAAATGATTATTACTGAAACTAGCGGTAAATTAGATGCTGCAATAGGTAAATTTGAAGGTCCAATTTTAGCATATATGGAACAGGAAGAATCCGATTTTGCAAAAGATAGTTTGAAAAAAGTTTTATACAATGTAAAGACCTCTAAGCATTATTCTGAAAGTATTACCGGATTAACTGGTATTGGCGACTTTGTTGCAACAAATGGGGCAGTACCTTACGATGAATTTGAGGAAGGTTATGCAAAAACCTTTATTCATCAGGTATTTAAAAAGGGTATTGAAATTGAAAGGGAACTTATTGACGATGCAAGAATTATCGACATGGAAAATAGGGCTGGTGTATTAACTAACGCTGCAAACAGAACCATGGAGAAGTTTGTTCATGCTCCATTTAACAATGCTGCTTCTTCAAGTTTTACTCTTGCAGGTAAAGCATTTACTAACGTAGGAGCAGACGGTAAACCACTTGCAGACGCAGCTCACCCATCCAAGACAGGGAAGGGGTCAGACCAGTCTAATGTAACTACAAATACATTAACACTTGCTAATGTTAAGTATGCAGAAGATATGATGAAAAACTTTACTGATGACATAGGAGAAAAAGCTAATGTTAAGCCTGACATGCTTTTCGTACCTTATGAGTTAAGGAATGAAGCATGGGAAATTGTAAACTCTATTGGTATGCCTGATACTGCCGATAACAATGCTAACCCTTACCAAAATAAATTTAAAGTTGTTGTATCAGATTGGTTAACAGATACAGATGCTTGGTTTATGATTGATTCACGATATATGAAGAAGTGTTTATATTGGATCGACAGAGTGCCTCTTGAAATTGCTTCTAAGAAAGATTTCAATACCGATAACTGGCTGATTAAAGGTTACATGAGGTACTCTTTAGGATTCTCTGACTGGCGTTGGTGTGTAGCTAATATTCCTGCATAATCAGGGGCTTTATCTAGCCACTTTTCCTTTGTTTGGAGGTGAAAAATATGGGTAAAACGCATTTTAGTGGCCCTGTGTATGTTAAAAATAACAAAGTTTGGCATGCCGGCAATACCCACAAATCCACCCATGCCACAGGCGGAAGCGATGAACTTACGCCTGGAGACATCGGCGCAGAAACCCCCGCAGGCGCGCAGGCGAAGGTGGATGCTCATAATCAAACACGGAAAGCTCACGGTATAGGATATGCTGCTAGTATAACTGATGCAGGCTGGTATAGGATAGCAAGCAACGGTCCTGTAGCTGATGGAGAAACTGGTGGGAATAGAGCATTTGCGAAGTTTACAGTTCAGGACAAAACCGCCAATCAGCACAAGGCGATAGTATTCTATGCAGGTTACCATTACGGCAACCAGCCAACAATAGTACTGCTTGGTAACTCTAAGTACAGTCGCACTGGTCGAATTGCAAAAATAAGACTTATAGAAGGTTCGGCTTTTGAGGGCGCGGCTGTGGAAGTGTACATCGATGGTAGTGCTACCGTAGAGTTCCAGATTACCGAAAATTTTCAAGACTATGGATGGAATGCGGTAAACTGGGAAGCTGGTTCTGTCCCAACCGGTTTCACTGTTACGCAGTTAGACTTGGATACGATAGGCGACCCCGTTTTTGCAATTGCCTGCGATAATCAAAATAACATGTTTTATATAGCACGCAACGGAGAGATTGTTGTAAATGGCAAGCAACTTACTGATAATACAGGAATTACAGATGTTTCCTTGCCGGCAGTAACAGGGGTTGATGGAACCGGCAGTAATGCCGCTTCAAAAGCAGATGTAGATGCTAGATTAACGACAATTGAAACCAAAATTAATGAAATTATTACTGCACTAGAAAACGCAGGTATAATTCAAGTAAGTTAAGGGGCATATTTAGCCCCTTTTCTTAATATTTGAGGTCAACAACCCAGTCAACAACCCAATGACTAAAGTCATGGGCTTGTAAGCCCCATGTTGACCAGACCAAGGCTTGAAACAGAGCCTACGTTATAGATGTCATGACACGTTCGGGTGCTTCTCCAGCCCGTTCCTCTGTCGTGCAAGGTTAAACAAGCGTGGTGGGTAGCGCTAGTGTCTTGCACATAACAAGCATCTATAACATGGTCGAGGAGAATATGACCTGCTTTATGCAGAGGAAAGGGGAGAACCCTATGGTTTTTGTGTTAGACACAAACAAACGTCCGCTTGCTCCTTGTCACGAAGCAGTTGCAAGAAAGCTGTTGAAACAAGGGAAGGCGGCGATTTACAGGCGATTTCCATTTACCATTATCTTGAAAAAATCAGTGGACGAATCAGAAAATGAAACAACATATCGGCTAAAAATCGACTATGGAAGCAGACATACAGGATTAGCGATTTTGCGAGGACAAGAAGTGGTATGGTTAGGGCAACTTGACCATCGTACAGACATCAAGGAAAGAATAGATAAAAGGCGTGCTTTTCGTCGAGCAAGACGAAATCGAAAAACAAGATACAGAAAACCACGCTTTCTGAACCGCAAGCGAAAGGAGGGGTGGTTGCCGTCATCACTAGAGAGTCGTGTGCAAAATATCCAAACATGGGTTAACCGCCTAAAGAAGTTATGCCCCATTGGGTATATATCATACGAAAATGCCAAATTCGACACGCAACTCATGCGAAATCCTGAAATCAATGGTGTAGAGTATCAACAAGGCACGCTACAAGGATATGAAGTACGGGAGTATTTGCTTGAAAAGTTTGGGCGGAAGTGTTGTTATTGCGGAAAAGAAAATGTTCCACTTGAAGTGGAGCATATCATTCCAAAATCGAGAGGTGGAACAGACCGAGTGGATAACCTATGTCTTGCCTGTCATGACTGTAATCAGCGCAAAGGAAGTAAGACAGCAGAAGAATTCGGGTATTCACATATTCAAGAAATGGTCAAAAAAACGCTAAAAGACGCAAGTATAGTGAATGCCACTCGATGGAAAGTGTATGAAGTGTTAAAGCAGACAGGATTAGATGTCGAGTGTGGAACAGGTGCACGAACAAAAATGAATCGTATTCGTTTAGACTTGCCGAAAACACATTATTTTGACGCTTGTTGTGTAGGCGAAAGCACAACAAATCACTTATATTTCAAAACAAAAGAAGTGTTATTTATCAAGGCAAAAGGGCGTGGTAGTCGCTCTCGTACAAACCTAGATAGATATGGCTTCCCAAGAGGTTATCTTGCAAGACAAAAATTCTTCTTTGGTTTTCAAACAGGGGACATGGTTAAGGCTGTTGTCCCAAGAGGGAAATATCAAGGCGTTTGGTTTGGCGAAGTCGCATGTAGAAAGACTGGAAGTTTCGATATTAAAGGCAAGGACGGAAAGCGTATCGCACAAGGAATAAATTATAGATATGTCCAAGTCATTCAGCGATTTGACGGATATGCTTATGGAAAGGAGGTGGCGGAACTTGCGTAAGGTGCAATTCCTCCCCGTGCCTAAAGGCAGGGGCTTCCTTGCGTAAGTTTCGTGAAATAATGTTTGATATAAAAGAAGAACAATGCAATACAAAGACAGATAGGCTTTTATACAACATTTGGCAGGAACTTAAAAAAATGAATGAGCCAAAAGATAAGTATTCTAAAATGAATAGGCGTGAATTGATTGCAGAAATTAAAAACACGATTGATAATCCACCAAAAAGATGGACAAGGTTTTCTAATGAACAAATGATTGCGTTATTAAGGGGTGAGAGTAATGCAAGTTAAGCAATACCCTTATAAAGTAAAAGAAATTATTGGTAATTTTAGTGTTGCAGATACAGCAATCTCAGAGGCAGTAAATGGTAGAGGTATATTAATCCAAAATACAGGAACAGAGAACTTATATTTTAACACTTCTACAACTGCAACTGCTGCTAATGGTTATTTAGTACCACCTAATTCTATATTTCCTATTATTATTACTTGTGATGGGAATATATCTTTAATCTCAACTTCAACAGGCACAACCGCACAACTTCTCTTTGTTGACGTATAGGAGGGGGTTTAAGTGAACCTTGAGGAAATAAAAGACTATGCCTTACAGCTCATAGACGAATATTCTTCAAACGGAGAAATAATATCCGAACTAGACAATGCAGACGAATTAAATAAAATGACTAACCTTGCCAATGACGCATTAACGCAGTTAGCAAGGTATGACAGAATACCTGCTGTATACAGAATAAGCAACAACCCTCCTGACAATCTTTTAGGAAAATACGATAGTTTCGATATGGTACAGTATGACGGTACGGATTTAACTTATAGTGCCACAGGGGCAAAGTCTTACTATTTTCAAGTAGACATGCCCTGTACCGTCTATGTTGAAGAAGAAACCTCTGCGGATAATTGGGCAATTCTTAAAACAATAATAGTACCTGACGGCACTGCAACCTATACGGAATACAGAGGAAATATCACTCCCTCTGATAGCAGTAACAGTGTAAGATTAAGGTTCACGGGAGAATACCCTTTTACTACAAGGTTTAGAGCATTATATAAATACTCCTACCCTACAGATGACGATGTACCTAGTTATGAACCTTATATTTACAGAGACCTACCCTCTGACTTTTGGAAACTTAACAAAATAATCTATCAATCAGATACTCGTACGCATGATATATTCATGGATTACTATATTCAAAATAAGCAAATAGCACTTAACCGTTTCTATGACGGTAGTTTTGAGATTTATTACTGGAAAATACCTGACAAACTTTCTGATAATGCAGACGTGCCGGAGATTCAAGAAATAAACCACTACGGAATAGCTGAATACATTGCAGGAAAAGTCCTTATATCCCGTGGAGAGGTAGGAAAAGGCACTCTCCTTATAAACATGTTTGAAGCAAGAAAACAAGAAATACAGGGAGTAGAGGACGGAGAGTACACTACGATAGCAAATATGTTGGGGTGGTAATATGGTACAATTTCAGATACCTACAGACGAGCCTTTGAAAGAATTAAGGCTTCCTAACTTCATAGGCGGGTTAAACGTACAGACCATAGCCAGCCAGTTAAAACCTACAGAATCCCCCGACATGCTTAATATTAACTATGATGAGAGGGGTGCGATACAGAAAAGATACGGCTATAAGAGAGTGTATGACACCTCTCTTGGCACAGGACAGATAAACGCCTTATATGACTATTACAAAATCGGGCAGAGCGACCCGATTTTTTTAGTTAATCACGGAACTAAAGTTTATAAAGATGTTAACGGCACTCTAAGCGAGATATACAGCGGACTGACAGACGCAAAGATGAAATACTTTACCTTCAATGATGTTTGTTATGGGTTAAACGGCAGTGAATTTGTGCAGTATGACGGCACTACTTATAAAGATGTAGAACCTTATATTCCAACTATTACACTCGGCAGAACCCCTGACGGTACGGCTTATACCGACAATGAAGAAATAAACCTGCTTACAGACGCTTTTACAGATAGTTTTAGCGGTGATGGAACTGCTACCGAATACTATCTAAGCTATCAAAACCTTACCTCCCGTGAAGTTGTTGCGGTAGTAGACGGTAACACTCTAACAGAAGATGTTGACTTCATGGTGGATAGGACAGCAGGGAAAGTAACATTCGATACTCCCCCTAGCGACAATACCGACAATGTAAAAATAACAGCAGGGAGACCGAATGCAGACCCGACAATAGTAACTAAATGCACTCTTGCGGAAAATTACGGAGGAAAAAACGATACAAGGACATTCTACGCAGGACACAGCGAGATACCTAACCTTCTTCTGCACAGTGGGTTGTTTGACCCTACCTACATACCCGAAAGCGGTTATATCCTCGTAGGTTCAGACGCAGAGAAGATTACTAATCTAGTGCAGTTTTATGACTATCTAGTTATATTGAAGGAACGCTCTATTTGGGTACTGCAAGGTGCAACTCCTAACGAATACCGCATGAACCCTATTAACGACAAATACGGCTGCATTGCTCCTGACAGCGTGCAGTTGATAGAAAATAATGTTGTCTTTCTCTCAGAATCCGGTGTTTGTCTGCTCGGTTACTCAACAGTAAGAGAATATATCAATGTCGTTGAGGTAAGCGACAATATAGATAAAGGCTCAAGACCTGGATTGTTAAATGAAAGCAACTTAGAAGATGCAGTATCAGTGGACTATGATAGTAAATACTGGCTATGCTTGCCTAACGGCACAGTGTATTTATGGGACTATGTACTCACAAGACAGGCAAGGGATTATATCTGGCTGAAATACGACAATTACAAAATGAGCGTATTCCTTCCTAAAGACGGAACCTTGTATATGGGTAGCAGTGAAAACGGGCTAGTGTTTAAAGAACCTACGACTACACCAGACAGAGAAGAATATTCAGATGATGGAGAAGCAATTAACGCATATTGGACAACTAAACTCTTTTACTTTGACCGCAGGGAATGGGAAAAGTACATTCATTACCTGTATTTCAGCGTGAAGATAAACAAAACAATCGGAGTGGATATATACTATCAAACCGACAACGGAAACGCAGAACTTGTAAAGAGTTTGGAGTTTAACACTTTCTCTTACGATAATTTTTCTTATGATAATTTTCAGTATTCCTCCCTTATCTTCCCGCCTACTAACCGTGTAAGGGTAAGGAAGAAGGGAGAATACTTTCAGGTGAAGTTTTCTAACAACACTCTCGGAGAAGGATTATCACTTTTAGATATGGTTATCATCTACGAGTTAAGAAGGCAGGTGAAGTAAAGTGGGTATTACCAAAAAGTCAGATTATACCTTTAAGCATGTAAATCAAGATACAAAACCTAATTGGAGTGCCGCACAAACGAAAGAAAAGTTTGATTCACAGGCTAATGAATTAAGAACCTATATCAACGATACCTTAATTCCCGAACTTGCAAAAGGCAATTACCAATACGCAACTTCCTCTACCGGCACTGACGCTTACGCAGTAACAATTGATGATGTAGACGCTTACACGGCAGGAATGGTAGTAAGGTTTAAAGCAGACGTAGCAAACACAGGAGCATGTACTTTAGACGTAAATTCACTCGGAGCAAAAGCAATAAAACTTGATGACGGAAGCGACCCGGAAGATGGATATATACAAGCAGGTGCAATAGTAACAGTAGTATATAATGGCACTAATTTCGTACTTTCTACACCTGGGCTTGTTGCGCATAAGGCCGATACTGCGAACCCACACAATGTTACGCCAGCGGATATTGGAGCTGTAGGTGACAAGGGCGGCGTTCCAACGATTCAGGCAGGTCTTGATGCTGACAAACCTGCTGCAGGTACAAGCGGAAGAGTATATATTGCAACTGACACAAAAATAATTTACCAGGACAGCGGCGCTGCATGGGAAAAACGTGGGGTGGTAAACTGGAATGATGTTGATGGGAAGCCTTCTTCCTTCCCTCCAAGCGCACACAAATCCACCCATGCAAGCGGCGGAAGCGATGAACTTACGCCAAGCGACATAGGGTTAGGCAATGTAATAAATAGCTTGCAAGCAGTTTCAAAAAGATTAACAGCATCAGAATTAAACAATAATACCACATTGGAAAGTGGAATATATACAAACGGCGGAGATGGTTTGCTTGATGAAACAGGAAGTCAAGCTTCTTTTGCTCCATCTGGAACTTGGTGGCATATAATTCATATGCATCATTATCACAATAACGGATATGATGCACAAATAGCAGTAAGATTAAATGGTGGCGTAGAAACATACTGGCGGAATTCATCCAGTGGTACTTGGAGTGCATGGAGAAAAATTTGGACAGAAGCTAACGACGGCGCAGGGAGCGGGCTGGATGCGGATTTAGTGAAAGGAAAAGACGGTGTATGGGAACTACAATCCGGTGAGGTAGATTCTCAATTTGCAAGTCCATCGACTTATCCACGAGGACTTACTTGGGATGGTACAAACCTCTGGAATGCTGACCCAGACACAGACAAGATATACGAACTGAACACATCAGGCACCATTCTCAATCAATTTGCAAGTCCATCGACTTATCCAACTGGACTTGCTTGGGATGGAGCAAATCTTTGGCATGCTGATTCTAACGCAGACAAAATATATGAACTCAATACATCAGGCACCATTCTCAGTCAATTTGCAAGTCCAGGGTCTTACCCTGAAGGACTCGCTTGGGATGGAGCAAATCTTTGGCATGCTGACTCAGTCGCAGAGAAGATATACGAACTGAACACAGAAGGCTCTATTCTCAGTGAATTTGCAAGTCCATCGACTAATCCACGAGGACTTACTTGGGATGGTACAAACCTCTGGAATGCTGACCCAGACACAGACAAGATATACGAACTGAACACATCAGGCACCATTCTCAATCAATTTGCAAGTCCAGGGTCTTACCCTGAAGGACTCGCTTGGGACGGTACAAACCTCTGGCATGCTGATAATGGCGCAGACAAGATATATAGAATTACACTTAAATATTATTTAGTTGCCCACTAAACTATCAAAGGAGAGATGTTTTATGTATTACAGACTTCAGATTTCAATGGAAGGGAGTAATTTTGTCTATCCTGTTCCAGATGTTAATAAGATTAAAGGCGCAAAATACCGTAAGGACATGAAAGAATGTGTTTGCTATTATCCCGAGGACATCTCGGCCAATCCCGGCGTAGAGCAGATAACCGAAGCCGAGTATGAACAGTACCCGCATTGCAGAGTTAACCTGGACAAGCAGCAGCTTCAATCTGATGGCATTGATACCGTTACAGTGACCGTTTCTTTGCCAGATGCCCTTGCTAGCGAGCAAGTAAATCTCTATGTAGATGGTGCATTGGTTGATTTTGCTATCACGGACACCAGTCAGGCAGTTTTTCAGCTGACGGCAGACAGCTCAATGGCGGGAGATATACTTGAAGTTACAGCAGAAAGCACTCACTGGCAGATAAGTGAAAAGAAATTACTGGAGGTGGTATAAGTGGCGAAAAAGCTGAAGCGGATTAAACAGAAAGGAAAGGTAAAACTGTCAAAGGACGTAAGCATAGAGAAAGCTGTTGCTGAACTGCAGGAATTGGAAGCACAGCGCAACACACAATGGAAGCCAAAACATGATTTGCGAAAACTTGATTACTCAGGCAGAATATGATGAAATAACAAGTACAGTTTAAACACCTAAAGGAGGTGTTTTTTTAATGGCAACAGTTAATAAAGAGCAACTTGTTAGAAAAGGGCGACCTGCTAGAAGAGGGAAAAGTCCAAAGTATGACCAAAAAAAACGTTCTGTTACTAACAACCGCACTAATCTTGATGAGTTAACCAACATAGCAAGAAAAACTCCACAATATAACAGGGAGAGAAACTTTTCTAAGTTAGACACACTTAATCAGATAGCACAAACTAGACGTCAACAAATGAATTCACAAATACAAGAACAAAAAAGACAAACTAGCCAACAGTATGAAAATCTTGGAAGAAGAATAAAAGAAGAAGCAGCAAATTTAGGCATGCTAAGAAGCGGAAGAACTATGAATAAATTGTTACCAGAAGTTGGTCGTGACAGAATACGTGCTTTAAATCAAATTGAACAAAACGCAATGCAACAGGCATATTCCCAGGCATTACCGGTAGCAGAATTCGGATTAGATGAACAAAGATATTTAGATGCATTAAAAAACCAACAAGCTCAAAGGCAATTTACTAATCTTTTAGATTTATATAACATAGGGCAGACACAAAGTAATTGGCAACAGCAATTTGATTTAGAGAAGGCTTTACAAGAAGCAAGTTTAACAGGTAGATACGGCGGAGAAGATACTTTGCAGCGAATAGCATTAGAAAATGAGCTTGAAAGACTAAAACGAGACCAAAGACTAAGAGCATTACAAGCATTAATGGATTATAACCTTGGAGTTGGTTCTATTACCGATGATTTACCAATGCCTAATAAATTTTATTATGGAGATACAATGGTTGACTTATTAAATAACCTCTATTAAAGGAGGTGAACAAATGGGTTATTTAGACAAATACGGTGGTAAAGAAGCGTATGCTTCTAGTCAAAGAAAAAGATATAAAAAAGCTAAGAAAAAAGGCGATAAGGATTTAATGGATAGATTAGAAAGAGATGCGAAACGAGTCGGTTATAGTCTGAGCAGTGGTTCTAGTAAAAAAAGTTCTAGTAAAAGTAATTCTAGTAAAAGTAGTAGTGATTCAACTTTTGATAGATACGGTGGTAAAGAAGCGTATGTTTCTAGTCAAAGAAAAAGATACAAAAAAGCTAAGAAAAAAGGCGATAAGGATTTAATAAAAAGATTAGAAGAAGATGCAGCGCGAGTCGGTTATAACCTAACGCATGACTATTTAGCCCCTTTTGGCGGTAGAGATGCATATATTACAAGTCAACAAAAAAGATATAATCAAGCCGTACAAGAAGGGAATCAAGAATTAATTAATCGACTTTTAGCAGATGCCGAACGTGTTGGTTATACATTGCAAGAACCAGAAATATTACCACAAATACCAAAGCCAAAAGATGCAAAAACACATACAGTTATACCTCCGCTTTACCCGCAATTCCAAGGTATGGAAAATTTTCAATATAAACAACCAAACTACAGCATTACTAGAAATCCTAATGATACTAGTTTTGTTCCTACAGCTCGAGCTAAAGATAGGTACCTAACAAATCAGATAAATCAATACAATGCAGGAGTACAAGCATATAACACTTTAATGAAACAAGCGCAAAATGCTTATAATGCAGGAATACCTTTAAATCCAATTCAGGCAGCTACATTAGGCTTAAAGGAAGGTATGACTGATCCTATAACTAGCTTGAAAAATAAATATTTGCAAGGCGAGGAGTTAACAGCAGAACAAAAGGCGATTTTAGGAATTGATGAGCCAAGTGCCGAAGAACAATTAAAAAATAGGATTGCTTTGAAAATAATGAACGGAGAACCATTAAGTATATTTGAGCAAAAATATGCAGGATTATATACTCCACCAAAAACACCTAAGCCTATTAACTACGAAAACAAAGTAGAACAAAGAATATGGCAAAAGTTTTATAATGGCGAAGAATTAACGCCTGATGAAAGAGAGATTATTGGTTTAAATGTTCAAACTGAAACATCCGATACGGATATCAGACAACAAGCAATTCAACTTGCACAAAAAGACCTTGACTGGACAACGTTAACTCCTGAAGAAAAACAACAAAGAATTAATGATTATATAAATTTATTAACTGGTGAAACTGGAACCAACATAACTGACGAAGAATTACTAGAGTACCTAAAGTAATGGGGTGATTATATGTCTGTAGAAAAACTGTATATGGCAGTTAAAACAGGCCAAATTAAAGTAGAAGATTTAAACGAAAAAGGCAAAAAAGCTTTAAGGGAATATATACAGGCAAAAAAATCACCCTTGCCAGATTACAAAGCACAAGAAGATAAAAAATGGTACGAAAAAATATTTTCACTTGCTGAACCTACGCCTAAAGGTAAATTTAACTTACCAGAAAGACAAAGAGAAAAAGTATTGCGTGAGCAACCTTATAGCACTGGTGACGCATTCCTTGGCGGTTTAATGTCAGGTATTATGTTTGGAGCAGGTAGCGACAAGTTAAGGGAAGAAATGCCGGAACATAAAACAGCAGTAACAGTTGGAGAATTAGCAGGTTCTTTGGTTCCTTTTGGTGGCGCTTATAAAGTTGCATCTAAATTAACTAAGCCTGCTTTTAAAGTTACATCTAAATTAACTAAGCCTATTGTAAGCAAAATAGGGCGTAAAGTTGCATCTAAATTAACTAAGCCTATTGTAAGCAAAATAGGGCGTACTGCGGCAACAGGAGCATTAGCAGGTGCGCAAGTAGGAGCAGGAAAAGCCGTATTAGAAGGCAAAGACGAAAAAGAAATTGCAAAAGAGGCTTTGCTTTATGCAGGAACGGGTGCTATAGGTGATGCAGCCTTAGAAGGAGCAATATTACCTATTGCTAAGAAAACAATAGGAAGGCTAATTCAAAAAGGCGTTAAGGCTTATAACTTACAAAACGCAGAAAGAGAGATAGCCAAAGATATTGGAGTTAACTTTGATAGCCTTAATGCTAAACAAAAAGCTAAAATAAGAGAGATTGCTGAAAGAGCATTAGAAGGACCAACAATTTCACAAGAAAGGTTAAATGCCCCACAAAACTTTACTTTTAGAGATTTAACAACAGAAGAGATAGTAAGTAAAGTTGTGCCCAAAAGACCGTTAGCATTGCCAGAACCAACACAAAATTTTATTTTAAATGAGATACCTCATAAAGTCCGTAATAAATCATATGGTACATTAAAACGCTCAAAATCTGAATTAGAAAAAGCTGAGCAAGCACTCAAAGAAGGAATAGAAACTGCTCAAAACTATGTAAAACATCAAGATATATTAGCGGCTTATCCACCAGGAACAACAATTGAAGAAGCATATGCCGATATTCAAAAAAATACAGGAGTTAATCTATTTGATTTAGTAAGCAATTATGAGAAAGCATTACAAAAATATTCTACACCATTAAGAGATTTGCCTAAAATTGGTGCAGAAAAAATACGCTTAGCGCATATTGCAGGAATTAAAGAACCGTCAATATTAACAAAATACGAAAAACCTCTAGAATTTAAAAAATTAATCCCAAAACCCCTTGAACAATTTAATCCATTAGTTACAAAAGAGCCACAACTTGAACCGTTAAGATTTAAGAAAACCATAGAAGTACCCAGGACAACAGCAAAACAAGTAGCAGTAACTAAAGAACCTATAAAAATCGAAAAGATCGAGACTATAAATAAGCCTGGTAAATCAGAAATTAAATTCAAAGGGGAATTAAGGGATATAAGCGGATGGGAAGGTTATTCTACTGATGTATATAGAAACTTTAGAAAAGTATTCGGTAAAGGATACGATAAAATTAAAAAGACTATATTAGACCCATTTGACAAAGCAAAAGAAGCAAATGTAGATATGCAAAAATACTGGACAGACAAACTTAAAAAAGAAGTAGTAGACAAACTAGGAATTAAAAAAGGCTCAGAAAAATCTAAATTAGTACAAAGATACGGCGAAGGTAATATGAGCCTTGAAGAATTAAAGAAGCTAAGGCCTGATGATTGGAAAGATATAGTTGAAGCAGATAAATGGTTTAGAAAAGCATACGATCAATTATTAGATGAAGTAAACGAAATAAGAAAGAAAATATATCCAAACAACCCTGAAAAAATAGTACCTAAACGTAAAAACTATTACAGGCACTTTAGAGAAATGTCAGACACAATTGAAGGAGTTAAAAACCTATTTGATACACCGGCAGCAATTGACCCTAGTCTAGAAGGTATTTCGCCATATACTAAGCCTAAAACAAGATTTGCAAGTTTTATGCAGAAACGAGGTTTAGGACCATATAAAGAAGATGCTGTTGGAGGATTTTTAAATTATATTCCTGCTGCCAGTTATGCCAAGCATATTGACCCTCATATTGGCGCATTTAGAAACTTGGCAAACGAATTAGCAGAAAGCACAAAAGCTGGAGAATTGAATAACTTTATCCGATTCTTAAATAATTTCGCTAATGATTTAGCAGGAAAAACTAATCCTGCTGATAGGTTTATACAAGAGGCATTCCCAGATATTAAGCTAGGTAAACTTAAAATTGATGGCAGGACCGGATTTAGATTATTAAATAAACTTAATAGTAGAATCAAAGCGAATGTGATCTTAGGTAATGTAGGATCTGCATTATCTCAGCTAAGTAACATTCCCCAGGGTATCGCATTTGCTAAACAAGACAGTATTCCAGGCTTATACAAAACGTTGAGAACAATAGCAACAGATAAAAGCGCCTCTAACATTTCACCATTTTTAAAAGAAAGATTCAGCAGTAAACTATATAGGCAATTTGATAATAAGACTTTAGAAAATGCTAAAAACCTTGCTGTAGCATTACTAGAGACTGTTGACCGAATAGGTTCGGAATTCATCTGGAATTCAGCATATCAAAGAGCAGTAAGACAAGGAATAGATAATCCCATAAAATATGCTGATGATGTTACTAGAAGATTAGTAGCCGGTAGAGGTATTGGAGAAGTGCCTCTCTTACAAAAGTCAAAAATGACTCAATTGATTATGCCTTTTACGTTAGAAGTATCTAACCTATGGAAAGTACAAAAAGACTTTTTAAAAGAAAAAGATTTTGGAGCATTAATTACTCTTTATATGGCAGCTTATATGTTTAATAAGGCCATGGAAGCAACAAGGGGTACTGGTGTTGTATTTGACCCTATAGACGCCATAATTGATGCTTTTAGTGATGAAGAAAAAACACCTTTAGAAAAAGCCGGTAGACTTGCAGGAGAAGTGTTATCAAACGTACCATTAGGGCAAGCAGCAGCAAGTATATATCCGCAATATGGATTTGATTTTTACGGATATAAAATGCCAACTCGAAAAGATTTCTTTGGTGAAGAAGATCCTACTAGATATGGTACCGGTGTACTTGGAGTATTTGGAAAAGGATTGCAGGACCCCGTTACTAAAATGCTATTGCCATTTGGTGGTTTACAAGTAGGAAAGACATTAAAATCTGCTGATGTAATTAAAAATAAAGGAGCATATACTGACAGAGGAATTACAGGAGTATTTAAGCCATTAACTGATGAAAATAAGTTAAAATATCCCATTCAAGTTACACCACGTAATGTATTACAAGGAATGTTATTTGGACCTTCCGGTTTTAAAGAAACTCAAAATTATTACAATAATGAACGTAGGCCATTAAGCGAAAAACAAACTAAGAAATGGAAAGTATTATCCGACAAAGGCTTAAATAGTGACTTGTTTTATGAGTTAACAATGAAGAAAAGAGAACTTAATACACTTGAAAAACAGGCAAAAGACATAATTAAAAATAAAAAACTAACTAAAGAAGAAAAACAAAAGGAACTTGAAAAATTACGAATCAAAAAGTTAAAAATAATTCAGGAATTACGGAAAATTAAACAGCAATCACAAAAATAAAGGGGCTTAATAAGCCCCTTTATCACATGTAATCAATAAAATCACTTCTAATATTACTGTTGTTGTCGTCATCATCAGGGTTGGCAGGGTACGGAGTTTTGAAGATTTGATATAAAGCTTTTGGCAAGTCATAGAATATAGTTTTAATACCAAAGATAATGTATATTACACCAATTGTGTATATTATAATATTCATCAATATTTCTAACATGTTCATTATCCTTTCTTTTTCTTTTAACAATAACCAATTACTGCCTGTCCTGTCAATAGAAAGGAAGTGGATTAATGTATGAAGAAATAATTAAACTTGCTTCTAATCAAGGTATATGGGCTTTGTTGTTTGTTTTTCTTTTACTTTATGTATTGCGTGAAACATCTAGAAGAGAAAAGAATTACCAGGCTATAATAAATAAACTTAGCGATAAATTAGATATAGTAGAATTTATTAAAAAAGACGTAGAAGAAATAAAAGACTGGATAAGTAGGTGAGAGCATGAAAGTAGAAGCGAAGCCTCAAGATGCAAAGCTTTTGTATTTTGAAAAACCTACAGACTTAAAGAGTATCAAGTCCGGCATTGTAATAAATGGCGGATTTTTTATGGAAATAAAACAGTATCTTTAGTAATAATCACTGGATTATGGGTGTATTAGCTACCAGTCTGATTACCTTAGCTACTTTAATGCTAAAGGGGTGATTGAGTGAGGTTATGCGTATATGATACCCCTATACCTGATATGGAAGGTGTTACAAAGGTAGGAGACCATTCTATAGATAAGGGTATCCACGGCTATGTTGTCAATTACATAGCACGTCAGAAACATAAGGGAGAGCAGTTCGCTTATTCTGACTATAACAGCGGTGGTTTTGAAGCCTGTCTAGAATGGTGTATTGAAAATAATATAGACGTACTCAATATAAGCAAAAATATGTTTAAGGTTAAAAGTAGAGATGAAGCACTACAAAAAGCACTAGACAAAGGAATTATCATAGTAGCAGCAGCAGGGAATAACAGTCAAGAAGATGTTGTATGGCCGGCAGAGGATGAAAGGGTAATAGCAGTAGGAGCATATAATCCTGAAACAAACGAAATAGCAGGCTATTCAAACTATGGAAAAGAGATAATTACCGTAGCAAAAGGTGAATGGTCTATCTCTACTGTAAGTGGTACTCCTTATCATGGTTACGGAACTAGTTACGCCAGTCCTGTTATAGCAGGATACTTGACTGAATGGAAAAGGATAACCGGTGGAACAAGAGAAGAAGCAGTCGAATTTATCAAACGCAACTGTAAAGATATAATGCTACCGGGAAAGGACAAATACAGTGGTTACGGCCTTTTTCAGTGGAAAGGGGTTGATGTTTTGAATAGACCTGAAAAGATTATTATTCACCATTCATTCACCGAAGATACTTTACTCAAAGACTACAACGCAATTAAGCGATATCATACAGAAGTAAAGGGTTGGAGCGATATAGGTTATCACTGGGTACTAGAAAATGTTGCAGGTAGGTTGCACTGGATACCCGGCAGAGATGAGAAAAGAGAAGGAGCACACACTATAGGAATGAATGATAAATCTATTGGTATTTGTGTTGTAGGTAACTTCGATAAAGAAGTGCCTTCTGATGAAATATATAAAGAAGTAGCAAAGAAGTGTAAAAAATTAATGCAGAAATACAACCTTTCAGTAGATGATATAGAACCGCATAGAAAGTATGCTGGTTATAAAACTTGTCCGGGTAAAAACTTCGATATAGACAAGGTAAAAGAATATATACAGTATAAAACAATCAAAACTGATGTTGCTCCTTTCATCAAAGATGGACGCACCTTTTTACCAGTGCGTTTTTTTATTGAAGCTTTCGGCGGAAGGGTAGATTGGAAAAGTGATACGCAGGAAGTAATTTGTTACCTAAGCGGTAAGAAAGTAACTATGCAAATTGGAAGTAAGGAAATAAGAATCGAGGAGGTCTAAAACATGCTTGACGGACTTGCTGCAACCTTAGTTACGCTTTTTATTTTAGCGGGAGTAGCTGAAATCCTTGTTGAAGTAATAAAAGGCTGGCTGGGAAAGTTGAAGCCTCTGACAAAAGAGGTTAAGACATACATCGCCCTGGTTGTTTCTATCACTATCGGTGTTTTGTATGCAGTGCAAACAGGTACCAGCTTATTAATATTACTAGGTTTTTCTGTGAAATGGCCAATAGTTGATATTATTATGACCGGTTTGTTTGTAGCAGCTGGAAGTAAGACTATTTATAAATTATTTGATTTGTTAACTGGATGGAAAGATTTGATAGATAAACGGACATAATAAAAATACAAATACCCGATACACTTTTAAAGCACTCTGGTTATTATATTGAAAAAAAGTAGTAAAAGGCATAAAGATAATAAGATACCCACAAAAAATCAGGTTGGACGTGAAATACCAGGATATTCTCTGAATAAAAAAGGATAAAAGTTTTATAAATCAATTACGAACAGCCAAATTACCGGTCATGAAATGGTTGCTTAATGATACAAATGCTCTTCGAAAACTAAAGATATTAATCTTAACCGACCCTTAAGTTTTTCTAATCAGGCTACCTTAGGTGGTGTCAAGGGTGCGAAGCAGGCGTTAGCTCTTGCTCTTGACACCATAAGAAATAAGGCAAAAATAAAAAGCCCTCACCGGGCTTAAAATATTTTTTTATATAAATTTATTCTAATTTGATTTAAAATTATATATTTCTTATCATTTCTTCTCTATAATAAGCATAATCTGCTAATTCATTATAATTATACTCTGGATCATCATCCCACGCTCTTTTGTACCTGGGATTTTCATAACTACTATCATCATCTAAAATGCTGACAGCAAAACATTCCCAGCGAGGCAACCCTCGTCCACCGCAATATTTAATTGTTACTATATCACCTATGCTAGCATGATAAATTGTAGTTGCGCTATGGTTAGCTTTAACAGTTAATTTAGGTTTTGAAAAGGTATCTTTTTCATGATTATATTTTCTTACATATACTTCACAATACAGTGGTTGTGGTGGCGTTATAGTTAGCCTCGCTTGCTCGCCAAAATATTTTTTGTCCAAATCAATCAAAAATTTTTCTTGTAATTCTTTCATTCTTTCTTTTTTCATTTTAAATCCTCCTTAAAATATTTTTTTATTTGCCGAGCTAGGAACCCGGCGAGGTTAGAATATTGGAATATATTCTCCATCCTCGCAGCAGGGATAAAGCCCTGCTTTAAAAATTATAACCAAATTTTTGGTTGAATTCGTTAATATCAAAGTTGGTAGGAAGAAGACTGTTGACTTCTGCAAGATTTTCACTGTCATTTTCTGTTGTGTTATCGGGATCAACAAATATAAATTTATCTTGATCCCATTCTGTCTCTGGTAATTCTTCAAGAAGTGAATTAATTTGATTATATAATGTCATTTTATCCCTCCTTTCTTGTCTTTTTCCTTCTTCCTTCCTCCTCACCTATTGAAGATGAAGAGGAAGCAGGAAGGAAACTCCTGCTTGTTATTCGACTGTAATTTTAAAAAATTCGGGTTTGTAAATATTCTGCATTGTATTTGCGAATACATTTGCATTACTTTGGCTTCTAATAGTTCCTAATAATGTTTTGTCTCCTTTTCTACAAGTTAAACTTGCATTTTCTTTTATGCATTCGGCAAATACTTTATAATTGATTTTTTTTGGCATGTGATAACCTCCTATTAAATTTAAATTATTTCTCGCAAAATAGAATTTAAATCACTTTTTAAGTTATATAAAACTCTATCAAGTTTATTGTCTAGCTGTTTTTTAGTCAATTTATTATAATCAAGTTCGGTTGCTAGTTTGTATTCTTTTAGAGTATAATAATTTTCTGGATCAAATAAATAAGGATTAATGTTATAAATATTGTTGTAAATAAAATCTTTAAGTTGGTTAACTTTAGTTTTATGCATTGCTTTTATTCTTGTGGTTTTAGGAAATTTTTTCAGTTTGTTAATTGCTATTTGAATTTCGTTATAGTCGTACATTTTATCCCTCCTTTTGAAAAATCAGTAATGACTGTTATTACTGTCTTATAGCAGGTCATGAAAATAGAATTATTCAAAGCGACCATATTTAATGTAATTATCAATCGCTCGCTTAGCATCTTGATTGATTATTTCAATTTTGTCGGCTTTATCCCAATTCCAGTATGCATTTCGTATGGCATCTTCCTTATCTTTTCCTCTTATTTCATCATAGTATGTTTCTTCCGGCAATACACCATCAGCAGGAAAATGCACTTTTACTTTATACCACTTTATAGACATTTACAGTCACCTTCCTTTTGCCAAATTTCAAATTTTTTATACAACATATTATTATCCTCCTTAAAATATTTTTTTTATTTGCCGGGCTAGGAACCCGGCGAGACTAGAATTCTGGAATGTATTCTCCATCCTCATTTTTATAGATACGGAGAGAATCGTTGAAAGCAAAATATTTTTCCTCTTCTTGCTCATCCTGGAACCATTCAGTCCAGTAGGCGGCAGCCAACTGATGATCTCCAATTATGTGAGCAAATTCTTGGAAATTTTTAATTTCAATCATGTTATTATCTTCCTCCTTTAAATAATTTTTTAAATAATTTTCAAGAGCTCTGATAACAATTTCTTGCTGCGCAATCTCAGTTTTCTTTGCTAATTCTTCTAGCTCCTGAGCGAGTGCCCAGGGAAGCCGGAAATTTTTTTGGGCAAGTGGTTCGGCCATAAAAATCACCTCCTTAGTATTTTTTTAAGAGTTTGTGGAGTTCTTTTTCCTCCTTGATTTGTTGATTTTATTATAACAAGCCAGCTAGCAAGTGTCAAGGTTTTTTAGAAAAAAATTTAAAAAAAATAAAATTCCGCTATCCATTGCGAGAGAAGGGAAAGAGCGGATGGAGAGAAAAAAGAGAGAAAAAATTTAAAAAAAATTTGGAAGGAGGAGGGCAACAATGGCAACTACTAAAAAAGAAGCATTATGCTAGAGCCTTTGATTGGAGAGGGATAGAGCTTAGTAAAGTCATTAGTTTTCGAACAGACAAAAGAGGTTTTAGGCAGTTTAGAGAATGGGCAGAAAAGATTGCCAGGGACGAAGGCAAGAATAAAATCATCGTAGGTATGGAGCCAACAGGGCATTACTGGTTCACTTTTGCGGCGGATATAAATAATAATGGCATGATGGTGGTGCAAGTAAATCCGTATCACGTCAAGCAATCTAAAGAATTGGACGATAACACACCCAGCAAAAATGACCGCAAGGATCCAAGAACCATAGCGATGCTTGTAAAAGATGGAAGATACTTAATTCCATACTTTCCAGAAGGTAAATATGCTGAAATAAGAAAAGCCTATGAAATTAGAGAAAGCCAGCTTAAGAAAATTTGGGCCGTAAAAAATCGAGTCCAAAGATGGCTTGATATTTACTTTCCAGAGTTTACACAAGTTTTTAAAAGCTGGGAAGGAAAGACAGCACTAATGACACTTGAGAAATTTCCCACTCCGATAAAGATACTAGAACTTGGCGCAGAAAAGATATTGACTATTTGGAGAGAAAAAGTAAAGCGTGGAGTAGGCATTAAAAAAGCCCAAGCGCTTGTGAAAAAAGCAGAAGAATCCGTAGGGATACAGACCGGGCTTGAAATGGCAGAATATGAGCTTAAGTGTATACTTCAAGAATATCATGCAATACGTAACGTATTGGAAAAAACAGAACAGAAACTAAAGACAATAGCAGTATTAATTCCCGGAATAGATAAAATCTTGAGCATAAAAGGGATAGGAATAATTACTGCTGCAGGTTTTATTGCAGAAGTTGGTGATTTATCACGTTTTAGTCATCCAAAGCAGATTATAAAACTTGCAGGACTTAATGTACGGGAAAATAGTTCCGGAAAGCATAAGGGACAAACCACAATAAGCAAACGTGGTAGAAAGCGCTTAAGAGCACTACTATTTAGGGCAATATTGCCGTTAGTAGCGAAGAATGAAGTGTTCAAACAATTGCATGAGTACAATACTACAAGGCCAGTAAACCCGTTAAAAAAAATGCAATCACTTATCGCATTATGCGGAAACTGATCAGAATAATATATGCACTGATGACTAAAGATGGTGAGGACTTATTTTTGGAATGGAGAAATTCTAAGAATAAGAGAGAAAAACAAAGAATATTAAAGATTATAGAGGGAGTTGTTTTCATGGGTGGAGAAAAGGTAAAAGTATATACTACTCCAACATGACCGCACTGTACAACGGTGAAAGAGTTTCTTTCTAAAAAAGGTATTGAATATCAAGAATTTGATGTTGCGAAAG